TATGGACGCAGACAAAATCTTAAAATTATTTCCCCCAATATAACTCAGTGTCATAGTCTGGCGTCCAAAACTGAGTTTGAGGGGGTTTTTATTTGGAGATGGATATGAGTGGAATATGTAGTGTTGATGGTTGTGATAACCCTATTCAAATCAAATTAAGAAAGTTATGTGTAAAGCATTATCATAGATGGCAAAGATATGGTGATCCCTTATTTGTTCCTCCTAAAATAGTAAGGCAATGTAAAATTGATGGCTGTGACAATCAGGCTGTATCAAGAGGTTGGTGTAAAAAACATTACATGAGTTGGGTTAGGCATAATGATCCTACTTTTAAACAAAGCAAGAAAGTAAGAAAGATTTGTAAAGTTGACGGATGCAATAATAAATATGATGCTAAAGGGTATTGTTCTATGCATTATACCAGATGGAAAAAACACAGAGATATAAACTATACTGGGAATAGACATGGCAAAATAAACTCTGGAGCCTATAAAGTGTGGAATGGAATGAAGCAAAGATGTATGAACCCAAATAATAAAGATTATGATGATTATGCAGGGAGAGGAATAAAAGTCTGTGAGAGTTGGAAAAATTCTTTTTTAGCTTTCTATAAAGATATGGGAGATAAACCATTCCCAGAAGCTCAGATTGATAGAATTGATAATGATGGAAATTATGAACCAGATAACTGTCATTGGGTTACACCAAAAGAAAATGCTAATAATAGAAGACCTAAAAGGAAAAGAGTATCATGAAAAAGGATAATCTTTCAGCATACCTTTTTCTTTTACCAGCATTATTTTTCTTCTTTTTATTTGCAGTATATCCCATATTAAGATCGATTCAATTATCATTCTATGAAGCCAGTGTTATGAGTCAGAAATTCATAGGGCTGAAAAACTATACTGATATTTTCCATAGTGAAAGAATCCTTAATGCTTTTGTCAATTCTGGAAAGTTTACATTATTGATAGTTCCTATAGTAACTTTTCTTCCACTGATCATTGCTGCTATAGGATACAGAATGCACAAGACTCTACAAACGGCAATCCGTTTTGCGTATTATATTCCAGTTATATCTTCGGGACCTATTATAACTATGATATGGTTATGGCTATTAAATCCTACTGGGCTTATAAATCAATTATTAGGGAAGCAGATATTCTGGTTGGGTTCTAATCCAGAGGCGTTCTTCGCAATTAGCCTGATTGTAATATCTGTTGATATGGGAATGACAATAATAATATATAGTGCTGCAATGACAACTATTGATACTGAGCTATTCGATGCAGCTAAAATTGATGGATGTAATGAGAGGCAAGAAGATTGGTATATTACCATACCATTGATGCTCCCAACAGTAGGTTTCATATTCTTCATTAAGATAATAGGGATTTCACAGATCTTTCTGTATCCTATGATTATGACTGGTGGTGGTCCTAACTATGGAACTAATACAGCAGTACTGGAGATCTATCTACAGGCTTTCAGATACGGCAAGTATGGCTTTGCTTCAGCGATTGGGGTTCTGTTTGCAATAGCAATCGGGACTATTGGTGTTCTGCAAAGGAGATTATTTAAGGAGAGATAAATGTCCAGAAAAATTCCTGATAAACAAAGAACATGTGAAGGAAAAACGAAACACATATCCGCATCAAAAGCTTGGCAGGAGAAAAAGCATACTCATTGTGATCAGAGTGTACTGGATGTTTACCGTTGCCCATTTTGTCATTATTGGCATATAGGGCACACTAATAAGGGAGTTTAAAAATGAGAGATATTGACGCATTATTTACGGCTGGTAATAAAGCACAGAGGGAGAAACTTGTCGAGAATGGGCATAAAGATAGTTGGGATAGTATGAGTTTTGAAGCCGTGGCAAGTTTGATTTATGAAGAATCAGAAGAGGTTCACGAAGAATTGATTAAAAGAGGCGTAAATATTAAACTACTCCGCCTTGAATGTGCCGACCTTGCAAACGCTTGCCATTTTATGATCGGGTTATGTGATAAGGAGCTGACTAATTGAAATACTTCGGTTTTACAATAGTAATTCTAATTGCAGCAATTCTACTGATCCCTTTGGTATGGATGATATCCGGTAGCTTTCAGGAAACAGTTGGTCTGCAAAGAATCCCTCCAACATTGATTTCAAAAGATATGAATTTTAATAATTACAGGGAGCTATTCAAATACCCGGCTTGGCTATGGTTACGGAATAGTATCACAGTATCAATATGCTCTGTGTTATTAACAATCCCGATTAACGTAATGGCTGGATATGCTTTTGCTAAAAAACGATTTAAGGGAAAGGAGATTCTGTTTAATCTATTTTTATTCACAATGATTATACCTGGACAGATTACGTTAATTCCATCGTTTCAGTTAATACGATTCTTCGGATTATATAATTCATTGATGGCAATGTGGCTTCCGTCTGGAATATCTGTTTTCATGCTATTCTTCTTCCGGCAATTTCTGTCTACCATACCGGATGATTATTTAGATATAGCGACTATAGATGGTTGTGGAGAAATACGAAAATTCACAAATATAATAATACCATTAGCAGCTCCGGCAATAGTGACAATGGCATTGATTGGATTTGTAGGTCAGTGGGGAAATTTCCTCTGGCAGTTTATTATTGTTAGCAGAGAAAAATTATATACTCTTCCAGTGGGTACAGTTCAGTTTTTAGTACATAAAACAGCGATGGATTCATTACCACATTACGGAGAATCTTTTGCAGCAGCTACCTTTGCTTTCTTGCCGATATTAATAGTATTCCTTTGTTTCCAGAAGTACTATGTAAAGGGACTATTTGGAGGATTAAAAGGATAAATTGCAATCACAGCCTTAGTGCTATGATAATATATTTCAGGAGGGTCTTATGAAGAGACTAATTGTTTTGATGTTAATGTTGGGTATACTGGCAACACTTTCTTTTGCCGGGGAGGTCTCTGGAGAAACCAGAGTGGATGTCGAAAGAGATATGGTTACGGATTTGAATATTTATGCTATCGATGCCGGAGTAGTTTATGAGGCTGGCTTCATGGGAATCGGAGCAGACGTATTCATGGATACCGATGAAGTACTTGATATGTCAGCAAAAATAACAGCTACAACTCCAGTTTTAGTATTTGATATAGAATGGTTTGACGCTGAAGATGTAGAGGCGGATATCCTTGGCATTGTGGAGGCCGGGGTAACTGTGAAATACTAGCAAGAAATTTTCAATAAAGCATACAGCCCTCCTATTCAGGAGGGCTTTTTTTATGTTTACATCAAAAGACAAATGTAGTATATTATATATAGGGTATCTTTACTGACGTTAAGATATTGGAAACATTAAGGCACTTGTATCAGGGGGAGTAGCAATACTCAACGTCAGCCCCTGATAGAGGTGCTTTTTTATTTGGAGAAGAATATGGAAAAGATATGTATAAAGTGTAAAGAAATTAAGGATATAAATAAATTTAGCAAAGATAAGTATAGGGACGATGGTTTTAATTGCTATTGTAAAGAATGTAGAAGAAAATATTATCAAAATAATAAAAAGAATATACTTGAACAAAAAAAAATATACTCTTTAAAAAATAAAGAAAAGATAATAGAGATAGGTAGATTATATTATGAAAAAAATAAAAAGGAAATAGATGTGAAAAATAAATTATATTATAGAAATAATAAAGAGAAAATATTTTTAATAATGGAACAATATCGTCAAAAAAATATAAAAGAACTAAGAAATAAAAGTAAAATATATTATCGAAATAATAGGGATAAAATTATTAAGAGAAATAAAAAATATGTAGATAATAATAGAGAAAAAGTAAATAAATACATTAATAATAAAATGAATACCGATATTAACTTTAAATTAGCCCATATATTAAGAACTAGATTGCGTATAGCACTAAAGCGTAATTTTAAAAAAGGATCTGCTTTAGTATTATTAGGGTGTACTATAAGAGAGTTTAAACAATATTTGGAAAATCAGTTTATAGATGGGATGTCTTGGGATAATCATACTTTTTATGGATGGCATATTGATCATATAAAACCCTGTGCCAGCTTTGACTTAACTGATCTTTATCAGAGGAAACAGTGTTTTCATTATACGAACCTTCAACCGTTATGGGCTCATGATAATTTAAGTAAGGGAAGTAAATATATAAAAGCAAAAGTATCAAAATCTGTACTCTAGTAAAAACTGCCGATATTATGTATATTGAATAATAATATATGCAATGGAGGCATAATATGAGGATAGGGGCCGTTATTACAGCTCGCAGTACTTCATCAAGATATCCTAGAAAGCATCTTGGAATGCTTGGTGGCTTAACCTTAATTGAACAGATAATTAAGAAGCTTCAATATTTAGAAAACCTAGACCAAATAATCTTATCAACAACCACAAACACCTCAGACAATGAACTATGCAAAATTGCCTATGCAGCCGGAGCAGAAATTAATCGTGGTCCAGAGCATGATTTATTAGTAAGAGATTTGCATGCTATAGAAACTTTTAATCTTGGTGCCGTATTGACTATATCAGGGGATTGTCCGTTTGTAAGTAATGAGTATGTTCAGGTATTGATTGATGGGTTGCTGGCAGAAGCCCATCCAGAGAATTATGATTCGGTTGGTGGATTTGGAAACCTGGCTCCAATGCCAGGATTCGTTGCAGGGATAAACCTAAAATCAGCTTACGACAAATACGAATATCTTATGGATACTTATGGTCATAAATATTCATACGAACAGTATTGGATTGTAGCAAAAGAAAAACCTGATTTCCTGAAACCATTAATCATAGATACCAGCCACATTACTGATCCAGAAGTTACACCAATGAAATTGAGTATTGATTGGAATTTGGAAAGGCTATTCTGGAATAAAGTAATTAAATGGTTAGGTTATTATCCTCAAACAGTAGAGGATTTTAATAAAGCATTTGGTGGAATGACAAAATTATAACAAGGAAAATTTGTATGAATGTAGGATCAGCTTTAATACTATTAGGAATTTATTGTATTTTAATGCTTATAATATCTGTTTTTTTAGGAAGAAAGAATAAGGGATTTAATAGTTTCATGGTAGCAAATAGAAAAATAAAAACATTAGGTGGTTCTGTTTCTATAGCTGCTACTTGGGTATTACCTCCAGTATTATTTATTTCAGCACAACAGGCTTTCCAAAATGGGTGGGTTGGATTTGCATGGTTTTCTATTCCAAATGTTTTTGCACTATTTCTATTTGGAATAGCAGCTTCAAGAATTAGAAAGAAATTTCCAAACGGATTTACGTTGCCAGATTTAATGCTTACAGAGCATGGGAATAAAACCCATAGTATTTATTTACTACAATTTACTATTGTTCAGATATGTTCTTTTGCTATGCAGTTGCTTGCAGGGGCTTTTATAGTGGGGTGGTTAACTGGAATCAACTTCTTTTTAATTACTATTATTCTGTCAGCAGTGGCATTAACGGCTGGATTAATATATGGATTAAAAGCTTCAATAATTACAGATTTTATTAAAATGGCATTTATTGTATTAGTAAGTGTAATAGCAGTTCCAATCGCTTTACATAATGCAGGGGGATTTTCTACAGTAATAAATGGCATTGGTGGAATGCATAATAGAGGACTTAATTTTTTCAGTCCTGAAGGAATTGAAATTATGTTTACCTTTGGCATAATAACTACAATCGGGGTATTATCAGGACCAATAGGTGAACAAACATTCTGGCAACGATCATTTGCTATTAAGAAAGATAAAGTAAAAAAAGCATGTATAAGTGCAGGACTAATATTTAGTATAGTTCCAATCGCTTTTTCTATTTTAGGATTTATTGGTGCTGCAAATGGGATTACTGGAATAAATCCAGAATTGATTAACATAATTGTATTACAAAAATATCTTCCTCCAGTGATTACTCCAATAATAGTTATTCTAATTATTTCTGGTTTAACTTCAACGATGGATTCAAATTTATGTGCTATTTCAAGTTTAGTTAATGTAGATTTGTTTAAAAGGATTACTGGTAAAATAAATACAAATATTAATGTTTCTAGGATAGCAATGATTTTATTAGCAATATTAGGAATTGGCATTGCTAATATACCTGGATTAAAAATATTACATTTATTCCTATTTTATGGGACACTTCGGGCTGCAACACTTCTTCCAACACTAATGACTATATTTGGTAAAAATATTTATAGTGATAGTGTTTTTTGGGGAATTTTAGTTAGCATGGTAATTGGTATTCCAACATTCGTAATAGGAAAGTTAACAGGAAATTGGCAAACGGCACTTACAGGAAATATAATTACTGTTCTTGCTTCAGGAATTATAGCTTATACATGGAGCAGTATCAGGATGAGAATATTAATAAATCATTCAGAGGGATGATAAAATTATATTTAGGAGAAAATATTATGAATGCAGGAGCGGTATTGGGGTTATTAGGTATTTACGGTCTTATTATGATAGTAATATCTATATTTTTAGGAAAGAGAAGTAAAGGCTTTGAGGGATTTATAGTAGCAAATCGAAATGTTAAAACACTGGTTGCATCATTTTCGATTGCAGCAACGTGGATTTGGGCTCCGGCTTTATTTGTTGCAGCACAAAAAGCATATCAACAAGGATTAGTCGGATTTGCATGGTTCTTTATACCAAATGTTCTTTGCCTTATATTTTTTGGGATTGCATCAGTAAAGATTAGAAACAGATTTCCAAATGGATTCACATTGCCAGAAGTAATGTTTAGTGAATATGGTGAGAAAGCTCATACTGTTTATTTAATACAGTTTACAGTTTTACAGATATGTAGCTTTGCAGTTCAACTACTTGCTGGTGCTGCTATAATAGGATCGTTAACAGGAACAAACTTTTTTTTAATGACTGTTATCTTAGCAGTAATAGCATTATCTTATAGTCTTATTTCAGGTATGAAAGCATCAGTAGTAACAGATTTTCTACAGATGGGTTTTATTTTACTGGTCGGTATAATTGCAGTTCCTTTTGTAGTTCATAATGCCGGAGGATTTCCAAAAGTTATCCAGGGGCTTAGTGGTTTAAATGGAACTACCAAATTCTTCAGTCCTGAAGGAATCCAAATCATGCTTACATTTGGAATTATTAATACTGTTGGATTATTAGCAGGACCATTTGGTGATCAAACATGCTGGCAAAGAACTTTTTCAATAAAACAGGATAGAGTAAAGAGAGCATTTATAGTAGGTGGATTGGTATTCGGAATAGTTCCATTACTGTTTGCACTTCTGGGTTTCATTGGTGCTGCAGATGGGATAACAGGGATAGATCCACAGTTAATCAATATAGTGGTTTTACAAAAATATCTGCCTCCAGTGATCGTTCCATTAGTTATTATATTAATAATTTCTGGATTAGCATCAACACTGGATTCTAATCTTAGTGCAGTAGCAAGTCTTGTGAATGTAGATTTTGCAAAACGAATTAAAGGGAAATTATCAACAAGTCTAACTGTATCAAGAGTAGCAATGATAGCATTAGCAATCCTAGGAATAGGGATAGCAAACATACCTGGATTAAAAATTCTTCATTTGTTCTTATTCTATGGGACACTAAGGGCAGCTACATTACTACCAACATTAATAACTATCTTCGGTAAAAAGCTATATGGAGAAAGTGTATTTTGGGGTATATCAGCTAGTCTTGTAATTGGATTACCTGTTTTTGTTATTGGTAAATTGATTGGTAATTGGCAAATAGCATTACTTGGGAATCTAATGACTGTATTACTTTCTGGAATAATTTCTTATACATGGAGTAGTATGAGGAGAAATAAAGTATAGGATTTAATATGGAAACGAAAAAAGCAAAAGCATCTATATCGACATTAAAACCTCATCCAAATAATCCAAGAGTTCATAGTGAAGAACAATTAAAAGAAATTGGGAGAAGCATAAAATTGTTCAAACAGTATCGACCAATTATAGTTGATGAGGATAATGTCATTTTGGCAGGCCACGGTTTGTGGCTTGCCTTGAAAGATTCAGGAACAAAAACTTGTGATATTATCAGGTATACAGGGCTTTCTATAAAAGATAAAAAAAAGTTATTACTGGCAGATAACAAAATACAAAGCATGGGTCATGATGATCAAGATGCTATGAAAGAATTGATTATGTCCATAGGTGGATATGATATACCTGGATATGATGCTGAACTTCTTAAAGTAATAATGCTAAATGATAAAGAAGATCAAAAATTTTTTGAAGAGAATGAAAAGATATATGAAACAGCTTATGTCCCTGAAGAAAAGGATTTCTTTGAAGGAGGGGAAACAAAAGAAAAAGTTGATGTAGAATTTTTTGATGATGAAATTGAATGTCCTTATTGTGGTGGAAAGTTCAAAAAGGAATAATAAATATGCAGAGATTAATTAAGGTTTACGGGAAACATGATGTAGTTTATGCAGCCAAACAAAGACTGATTAAGTTATATAAAAATAATAAATATGTATATATATCATTTTCCGGTGGTAAAGATTCATTAGCAGTAGTGTATTTGATCCTGGAATTACACGAATCAAATGAAATTGATGTTACTAAAAGCAGAGTAATATTCATTGATGAAGAAGCAATATATCCAGATGTAGAAGAAGTAGTAAGAATGTATAGAAAAATATTCTTAAATATAGGTGCAAGATTTTATTGGCTCTGTTTACCTATTCGGCATTATAATTGTCTTAATATGTTATATAATGATGAGAGCATGATTTGTTGGGACCCCAGAAAGAAGGATGTTTGGATAAGGCCAATACCTAAATTTGCAATTACGAATCATGATAAATTTAAACCAGGAGATTTCTATCAGGAATTCATGTTAAGGATAAATGATGGTCCACAAGTAATAGGATTGAGAGCTAGAGAAAGTTTTCAACGGTTAACAGCTATGAGCCAAATGAAGCAAGATAAATTAAATACAAGTTCCAGAAATTTTTATTATCCTATAATTGACTGGACGCTAAATGATGTCTGGCTTTTCATGCTAGATAGGAAAATAAAATTTCCGATAGTTTATACATATATGTGGAAACTTAATATTCCTATAAACAGATTAAGAATATCACAATTCTTTACTATAGATTCAGTTCAATCACTTGTAAGAATGATGGAATTCTATCCTGATTTATTTGAGAAAATTGTACTTAGAGAACCCAATGCATATCTGGCAATGATGTATTGGGATAGTGCTATGTTTAGAAGATCAAGTTCAACAAGAAAAGAAAAAGAAGGAAAGTCAGAAACTCTTGCTGAATTGAAAGATCAAGTATTTAAACTATTACCAAAATTCAAGTTAATTAATCCTAAATCTTCAACTTACCATGAAGTCAAATCATTCCTATTTAAATATGGTGATGATATGACCAAGAAGGGTTGGGAAACTATGAGAGATCAGTTAACGGCTGGAGATCCTAAAGGAAGGATACGAAGAGCATTATATTCTCATTTATCAAAAGGATATAAAAATAAATCAGGGAAACTAGATTTTAAAGGGTTAAGAAATGAATGATATATTAAAACCAATAATGAATGTTACATTAGTCGATCATGATAAATTGAAAGCTAATGATTATAATCCAAATAAGGTATTGAAAAGTAATCTTGAGTTGCTGAAACAATCGATTATAAATAATGGGTGGACACAACCTATAGTGGTTCGGCCTGATATGACAATTATAGATGGATTTCATAGGTGGCTAATTTCTGGACAAGAACCTTTAAAAACAAAGACAGGAGGTAAAGTGCCGATTGTTATAGTGAGCCATGCAGAAGAAAAAGATGATATCTATGGTACTATCACTCATAATCGAGCCAGGGGGACACACTTATTAGGACCTATGGAAACGATTGTTAAATCGTTATTAAAAAAGGAAATTCCTATCAATGAAATAGCAGAGCAATTAGGAATGAAGAAAGAAGAAATTTGGAGATTGTCAGGATTTGAACGGGAAGATTTTTTAGAATATATAGTTAACGAAAGGAAGTATTCTAAAGAAACTGTTTTCACGAGGGCATAATGACTAAGAAGCAGAAGTCAGATATTAAAAATTATATAGAAGCTCTGAAATCCGAAACAGCAGAGGGTCCCGGTAGAATGACTTCTCTTACTTGGGAGATGTTAGCTTTAATAAAGGTGCTTTTGTATGAAGGTCAGTTCCAGAAATATGTATTTCAAAGCATGGGTATACCAAAAACGACATGGGATTCTTGGGCAAAAAAGGGTAGAGCATTAAAAAAAGATATACAGAATAAGAAAAAAACCTTTGGAAAACTGAAGGAAGCAGATAAAAAATATCTATGCGTTGCTGGACTGATAGATGCAGGCAAGGCCAAAGCTATAATTAAGCATCAACGTATTATTACAGATGCAGCAAAGGACGATTGGAAAGCCTCTAAGTGGTTCTTGGAAATGCAGGATAGAGAATTATATGGACAGAAAATAAATGCAAATATTACTGCTGATATTAATATGAAAAGTATTGCAGATAAATACAGAGAACGGATGAATAATGGGAAGTAGCGAAGCCCTTGATGAAGTTGAATTTGTCGATCATTATAGGCAAGATTGGTCTGCGTTTATAGAAGATTATTGTGGATTAAAAACGTGGTCAGGTATGAGACTTATATGTGATTCTGTTATGAACAATCAAAGGACTTCTGTAAAAGCATGTCATGGAATTAGTAAAACATTAACGGCTGCTGCATTAGCAGTCACATATTTGAATTTGTATTTCCCTTCAGTAGTAGTCACAACTGCTCCAACAGGAAATCAAGTTAAAAATTTATTATGGAAAGAGATAGGGGAAATCTACTCAAGAAACAACCGATACTTAGCTGGAAGTGCAGATATGGTTCAAGTAAGAATAGAGCCTGATTGGTATATGATTGGGTTCTCTACTGATAAGCCTTTCAGGATGGAGGGATTCCACTCTCCAAATATACTATGGATTTTAGACGAAGCGAAGGGATTAGAAAGATGGTTATATGATGCAGTGGAAGGGTCTCTTACTGGTGGTAATTCTAGGGTATTAGAATTATCAACAACAGACGGAGCAGACCAGCAATGTCCATTCAGGCAGCACCATGAATCAGAATTAAATTCATGGAATTGTATAAGCTTATCTGCCTTTGATTCTCCATTCGTTAATCCTTCTCATTTCCCAGAATCTAAATTACATATGAATAAAGATTTGTATAATTACGGTAAATCTAAAACAGGTAGGGAATGGCCTAAAAAGTTAGAGGAAAAAATACAGATTGTAGAAGAAGCCACAATTAAAGATAAGAAAATGATGTGGACTACAAAGCGTCCTGATTTATGGGAAACTAAAATCCTGGGAGAGTTTACTACTTCTGGAGAAAGTAATCTTCTTCCTCTTTCTTGGGTCATGAGTGCTGTTGATGCTAAAATAGAATATACCGAAGATGATGCTTATAGTAAAAGGCATGGTTTGGATATAGCTAGAATGGGAACTGATAAAACCGTATTAACTACTAAAGAAAGAAAAGAATTACTACCACAAGAAATTTGGGGAAAGAAAAATACCATGCAGACAGTTGGTATAGTTCGTAATCTAATTGAGCCAAATGAAATGATACAGGTAGATGCCTGTGGATTAGGAGCAGGAGTATTTGATAGATTGGCAGAATTAGGTCAGCCAGTAATAGGACTTGATTCTGCTCACAAGGCATTTGATGATCAGAAATTCGCAAATCTAAAAGCTGAAATGTGGTGGTGTTCCAGAGAAATCTTTGAACGCCAATACGAAGAAGGTAATATTCTTTCCATACCTAATGATCCTGAATTGATTGAAGATTTAACCGGTATGAAATATTTGATTAAAAGTGATGGAAGAATTATAGTAGAAGATAAGAAAGAGTTTAAAAAAAGGATGGGTAGATCTCCGGATCAGGGTGATAGTTGTGTATACTGTTTGTATGAGCCTCCGCTATTTGAAGAAGAATATTATGGAGAGGCAGATGATGATACTGACATATTCCTATAATGTACGCTCACAAGACACAATGTAGTGTTATGGTATCCAAACATAGGATATATAGTGATAGTTCAGGAGATCTAGTATTTATAAGGTATCCTGACAGTATTGGACTATTTGATAAGCCGATAATGATAAAATGAGAGGTATATATGTTTGAAAGAGCCAAAACACGAATAATTGAAGGTAAAATTAGACTTCAGGAAGCACAGACCGATCTTGATAATCTTAATAGTATTAGGCCGGTAACTGAAAGTAATAACTATGTTACTCCAGAAGCCGATGAAGCTGACTGGAGATTATTAGGTAGTAATAGCGAAAAGGGTCTTGATTCTACTGATCAGGAATCATTAAGAGAACAGGCAATCAAGACATACTATAAAGACTCACACGGCAGAAATATCATCAGGCTATTCGAGAAATATGTCGCAGGGCATGGTTTTAAAATAGATCCAATGAGTACTGTTCCAGCAGTAAAAGAATATTGGGATGAATTCTGGAAAGTAAATAAGATGTCATTAAGAGCAAAAGAAATTGTACGAAGATCAATGAGAGATGGAGAAACCTTCCTTAGATATTTTGAAGGTGATAATAAAGAGACAATGTTGAAAGTCAGGTTTATGAATCCAGCATTAGTAACTGATCCAGAAAAACGGCTTGATAATACCGATACTAAAGTTAGTGATGGTATAGAAACTAATCCAGAAGATATTGAAGAAGTACTTGGATACTATTATAAAAATGATTATATAAAAGCAGAAGAAGTTCAGCATATTAAGATACTGGTGGACAGTGATGTCCTTCGGGGTAGATCGTATTATGAGCCTATGTTGCAAAGCTTAGCGATGTATAAAAAGTGGCTAACTGATAGAATGAAATTAAATGAAATTCGTAATACTGTTGCATTGATTAAAAAGGTAAACGGCAATCCAACCAATGCTGCTAATGTAGCAACCAAATATGAAACGTCCAGAAAGATGAGTCCTGATGGTAATCCTCTAGCGAGGGCTCCTAAAAATGTATCTGTTTATACGGTAAATAAGAATGTAGATTATGAGTTAAAATCCCCTAATCTCCAGGCCGCTGATGTCCAGCATGATGGAAGAGCATTATTATTGAATATAGCAGCCGGAGCAGGGCTTCCTGAATTCATGATTTCTAGTGATGCCAGCAATTCAAACTATGCATCTACCGTGACTGCAGAAGGTCCGGCCGTTATGGAGTTTGAGGACTGGCAGGACTTTTTTGGTGAAGCTTATAAGATGATGTTTGAACGTGTTATTGCGGACGGTATTGCTAAAGGCAAAATTCCTAAAAAAGAAACCTATACTGAAAGAGAAGTACAACCTGATAAGTCAATCAAAGAGATCAAGATAACAGAGCCAACATCTACAGAATGCAGTATTACATTTCCCGATCTTGTTACCAGGGATATTGAGAAAGAAACCAAAGCTTATGTTCTTCAAACTAATGCAGGGTGGATGTCAAAGACTACTGCTCAAGGGAGACTGGATCTTGACCATGAACAGGAACGGGATCTCATGGCAAAAGAAGCAGAAGAAGATCCTGAAGAGGAATTCAGAAAAGATGAAGAAGATCTTGAAATTGAGAAACAAAAAAAAGCAATGGCTGATGATGAAGATGCCAAGGATGATGAGGAAGAAGAATGAGATTATTTATAAAAAAAGGTTTATACCAGATCCAGTTGAGGATTACTCAGATTGGACAGGACCCCATTAAATGAGTTATATAGATAATATAAATAAAGCAATCATAAAAAGTCAGGCAGATAAGAATTCAGCTCTGACAGTAGAGCTAAGGAAATATCGTGTTGACTATACTCGAACCACCGGAAGAATTCAAAATATAATATTGACTTATGATGGAAGCAAAACTAATAATCTTGGAGTACTATTTAAATCAATAGAAAAAGAATTGGTAGTACTAAGTAATAAATTGACCAGATCAGCGCAATCGCTAATGAGTAAAAGTGTTCGTGCATCTTTAATTGATACTAAGGCGAGCATATCTATATTTAAAGGTGCTTTAAAATCAGGTGCTAAGATAGGAATGAAAGCCGAAGTTTTTGATAAAGTATGGAGAAGGGCTTTAGGCAAGCTGATTAAAGGATATGATGGAATTACTTTATCAGATAGGATTTGGGATCTGCATCATATTACATATAAAGAAATCAGAAGGATGATTACTAAAGGATATGTGGATGGATTATATGTTGGTGATATAATGAAGAACATTCGGGGTTTCCTTTATCTTCCCGATGCAGATATGCGAACAAAATACTGGAAAGAGTTTTATAAGGAATTCCCTCCGGGCAGAGGTAGATATAAGTCCGCATACAAAAACATGGATAGGCTAATCAGAACAGATGTTACCAGAGCATACAGGGAAGCAACAGCAGAATATGCCAGCAAGAAATCTTGGGTAAAAGGGATACAATGGCATCGGTCAGCAGGATATGGAGAATGTGCAACAGGAGAATGTGATGCTTATGAAGCGAATGATGAATATGGATTAGGTGCTGGAGTTTATCCACCTTCAGCAGTTCCCATATCTCATCCGAATTGCCAGTGTTATATTACAATTGTAGCTCGTGAAGAGTCTGTGATTGTTGACAATATAAAATAGTAGGAATAAATTAAGAAGAGGAGAAAGGAAATGGCAGAAGAAAAAAAATCAGTTGCAGGATTGAAACAAGCAGAGATCACAATTATTGAAGAGAAGTTGAGCAGAGGATCAGGAGTTCTCCCAGTAGAAATTGCAGGAGCATTATCAATTCGATTTGATAAATTCCTTGATGATATAAATACTGAAAGATCAAAGCTTGCATATATTGAAACCTCTATTCCTGGGAATACAAATGATGTTAAAACGCAGAGGATAAAAAAAATTGCCGATATAAATAATAAGCTTGAAGAATTAAACAAAAATAGGCATTCAGCTGTTGGGGTTTGGCACAAAAAGGTAGTTGCGTATATAATTGGAACATATGGAAATCCAGTAGTAGAAAATGGAGTAACTATAGCTTATGGAGATCGGATTGAAGTTATGAAGAATAAACATTTGAAGAAGTTCTGGTAAGAATGGATAAAGCAACCAATAATGCTATGTATGCAAAAAGACTTAGTGAGGAAGTCCAAGATATTTTAGAACAGAATGCCAGTAATAACAGTTGGTCTTTAGTTAATAAATTACAGTTACCACCTCAGAGTTTTCTCTGGATTGAAGATAAAGAAGATAGAAGGAAATGGCATTTGCCGTACCGTGAAGGAGCTGGAGGAATTGATCCAGTTACTAAGATGTATCGAAGAGCCGGAGCAGTAAATCTAAATGCACTTAGAGCTATTGATCAGGCAATGGGTGGATCGAAAGCACGGATGCCCTCTATAATTCCTAAAGAAATTAAAAGCAAGATCATTAAGCTGTTGAAAGAATTCAGCATCGGGAAATATAGCGAAAGCAGAAAGGATACAGAAATGAAAGCTATGCAAATTTCAGAATCTACAATATCAGGGCAATTCAAAGAAGGGAAATTCGATAAAGAAAATCGAACTATTTCAGGTGTTATTATTTTAAATTCTACATCTGAGAATAGATATTTTCCTGGAAGTAAAGGAACAAAGTTTTCAGAAGCATTTTTACGTTCCGTTGCTGAAAATATTGATGGTAAGAAAGTCTATATGAACCATGCAAGCATGGAAGAAATGGGTAAGCATCATGGCGTACGTGATGTGAAAGATATACTTGGATTTTATGAAAATGGCAGGATGGAAAATGGAGTTCCCAGAGCCGATATAAAATATTTACAACATCAGGCTCCCATTGTAGAATCGTTGGTCGGTGAAATGGCAGACAAGATAGGTTTGTCAATCGTGGCGAATGGTGAGATGATTTATGATAAAGAAACGGGAATTGCAGAAGCATATTCTCTCAAGACTCTGCATAGTGCGGATCTTGTCACCGAACCAGGTTCAACCAATAATATGTTTGAATCAGGAAAACTAAATGATGAAGAGGAAAGTATGGATTTAAAAGATCTTACATTAAATGAACTCCTTGAAAATCGGCCTGATATGATAGAGGCTATTGAGAAGAAAGTTCAGGATAATCTATCAAGCAAAGATGAAGTTGATAGTTTAAAAAAACAGGTTACTGAATTGACTGAAGGTAAGAAAACTCTGGAACTAAAAGTTGATGAGTTTGAAGTTATTAAAGCATCGGCAAAGAAGAAAGAGACAGTTGATGAACTTTTGAAAGAAAGTAAAATAGAAGAAGCTCTTGTCACTCCGCTATTCAGGGAAACACTTTCTGAAGCAAAAGATGAAGCAGCTATGAAGGCTCTAATTGAGGACAGGAAAACTTTAACAAAACCTGAAAAGAAAAAAGGTGTATCTGGAATGGGTGACCATAAAGATATTGATGAGTCTAATGGAGAGACCCTTAGTGATGAAGATTATGATAAAGCAGTAATAGAAGCTGCAAACGAACGGGGGTAAGTCATGGCTAATAAATTTCGTTATAGAAGGGGACCACAAATCTCCAGGAAAGTAAAAAAAACTGGAACAGTGGCAATCGAACAGGGTGACATGCTAAAAATAATCTGGGGAACTGGAAGAGTTACAGCTGCATTATTGTCAAGCGATTGTGATGACTTAGTAGGAATCGCAATGGACGCATCTCCAGCAACAGATGCAACAGCTACAGCAATAAGAATGTTGGAAATTGGACACGGAACTGTCTTTGAAATGACAGTGGCAAGTGCAACCCAGATATTCGGTCAGCAGTATGTAATTAGTGCAAAACAGTTATTGCTAAAACTAGCAACTACCAGCGGATTTGATTCAGCAACTAATAGTGTTGCCGTTTGTGCTGAAGATTTGGATACAGCTGGAACAAGTGTACTCGTTCAATTTATGCCTGGTGCACTCCAGAAACAGATAGTAGAGAGCTAGGAGATAAAAAATGAACAGAGATAGCATGAAATCTTTATATGAGAATGGCGGAGAAAAAAGGTTCGCCATCGCAATGATTAATAATATTAATGAAGGAAAAATCAAAACAGATGAAGTTTCCTTGAAAGCTCTTTGGCAAGCAATGGGTGAACCATCCCTTAAACAGGATAACTTAATGGGTACTCGCAGAGTTGGAGAGGCTGACTTTTCAGAAGCAATGGCTTCATCTGCATTTCCTAAAATTACCGGAGCATTGATTAATAAAAAAGTCCAGGAAGCTTATGATCTGGAATATGGTATTGGTGACAAATTGGTTACAGTTGTTCAATCATCTGTAAAAGATGAAACCATTGTTGGATTCGGTGCTGACAATCAGATGAAAGAAGTTATCGAAGGTATCAACTACGAAGAGGGTTCGATCACTGAAAAGTATCATAAAATTAAAAATACCAAAAAGGGTAGAATCATTTCTCTAACAGAAGAGATGGTTAGGTTTGACCAGACAGGTCAAATGCTATTGAGAGCCGGTCAGATTGGAGAATCTGCTAAATCAGATAGAGAGAAAACTATCATGAATGCAGTTCTTGAATTAACCAGTACTGGACTATTGGCAGCATGGAGACCAGCCGGAAATGCAACCACATTATATGGTGCTTCTTCAGCAGATCCTTATTCAACTGATACTTTGAATAACCTTGGGTCTGAGGTACTTACAGATGAAACCGACCTCCAAGCAGCACTTACAAAATTTGCTCAGTTCAAAGATGAACAGGGCTTACCAATGAGAGTTAGACCAAAGACTCTACTTACTGGATTAAGCTTGATGAGTATTGCAAATAAGATTTGTTACTCAGGTCAATCAGTATTAGCATCAACTCCATCGGGGACAAAGAATATTTTCAATGGAACAGAAGCACTTGATACAACTTTTATTGATCAGCAGGTAGCAGCTACAGCATGGTATTATGGAGACTTCAAGAAACAGTTTGTTTATACTGAAGTATGGCCTCTGTCAACTTTCCAGCAGGGAAGAGATAGCGAACAGGCTTTTAATGCTGATGTAGTAGCAAGATATAAAGTAAGCTACTTCGGTGGTTGTGGTGCGGTCAGCAACAGATATGTTGTAAAGATGACATCATAGTCATGGCAACAGCATCCGAGCTTATAGCAAAAATTGATCTTAAAATTTCGGCATTGCTGGATGATACCAGCAATGTCGGTGATTACAAGATTGGTGATAAGAGTGTTGATAAAGGAAAATTCCTTGATACCCTAATGAACTCCAGAGCGAAACTAATAAAGATAGATCAGGACAGTACACCTTATGAGGACATTCGAGAAATTGCTACTGATATAAATGAGTTTGGTGAAGATAAATCTGAGTATATAGGGGATGCATACTAATGAGTTGGTCTTCAGATACAGATTCTTTAATCCAAAGTGGAACTGTCGTAACTGTAAAAAATGTTACGCAGGAATATAATGGAACTTCAGTGTATCCAGAATCAGCGACAACTACAATTGAGACATCAACAGTATTGATATTTCCTAAAAGTGGAGCATTTAAAAAAGAAATAAAAGGTAGAGTAGTAGAAAGCACTCATACTTTATTTTTTCCTTCAACTTCTTCAGTGGCAGTAGATCATAGGATTTATGAACCTAATGAAACTAATTACCATGAAGTAATGGATGTTCAAAATTATGAAGGGCATAAACAGGTTTATACTCAAAAGGTGGAAAATAGATGAGTCAAGGATTACCGGGTAAATTAACAATTAGTCATTTGAAGATGGCAGAAGAAAGAGGTGATAATTATATCTTTTATAAGAGAAGAAATTATTCATTAAAGGAATTGTACGATGTTGCAGGGATTAGCAGAACTAAACAGAAACCTAAAGTTAGTGAAAACATTCGTGGACGCAAGCCTGATAACAGCGATGGAAAAATCACAGAATTTAGTGGCAACGAACGCAAAGAGTAAGCATGTTGTAGGCTCCCAGCTTTCATCAGCAGAGAGGAAAACACATCCTGATCCACGATTCTACACGTGGTCAACCAAGCTTGTGAATTCTATTAAAGCTGAAAAAGTAAAAGTTTTTACTTATGGAATAACAGGGGAAGTTACAGCTAGCGAACCTTACGCAACATTGATTGAAGTAGGAGGAGCAGGAAGAAGGGCTTTTCCATTCTTTGGTCCAGCATTAGAAGAAGAGGCAGTTGGAATAGTAACACTAATGGGTGCGGCTGTATCAAAGGTGATCAAATGAAAACTTTAAAATTAGCAATAAAAAAACGACTCACAGATGATGATTCTTATATTGCTTTAATGGGAACACCAGGATCAGAACCCTTTCAAACTTATTGGTTCAAGCCTCCAGTGAAACCTACCTTTCCTGAAACAGTTTTAAACATACAATCTACAAATAGTGATCAATCTGCTGATCCTAGTTTTTTGATTACAAATAGTGTATTATCAATTAATGTATGGACGAAAGATGATAGTTATGAAGACATTATTAAGAGGATCATACAATTATTAAATCAGAAGCCTGATACCACAACAACTGGATTCAGGGCTATATTAGTTAGTGAGCCGGAAGATTTATTTGACGATGAGTTCAATGTCTACGGCAAAAATGTAATGTTTAATTTGCATTACAGGAGGGCATTATTATGAGTAAAGCAGTAGCGGCAACTAAACCGATTGGACCTTGTGAAATATATTGGGGAGACGTTAGATTAGGCTCACCAAAATCAGCAGCTACCTTTCGGTACAATAAAGAAACAGTCCAGTTTTCTCTTGAAGATTCAGGAGTGAATGTAGGATCTCACAAGACAATGGAATCAATGGAAGTTGATGTAATGCTGGATGATTTTAAAAATCATCAGAACAGATTTACATATGATGCAGCAAATGAATTTGCAGCAACACCAGTAATCAATGCGATTGCTTATGATGAATCAACATCAACAGTAATGAGATTCAGAGAAGATCATGAATTAAGTGGTACTGCAAATATCACTTTAGATCAGGCAGGATACGCAACCGGAACTATAATGGTATTCAGTTCTGATTGGTCAAATACTCCTGACGGTTATACTAAAGGAACAGATTTTACATCAACAGGAGCAGCTGGAACAGTAGCAAGAATAAATGGTGGTGGAATCACAGATTTGGATACAGTTCATATTGAGTACAATGAATCAGCAACAGTATCAAGAGTTGGTGTTGGTGGTCAGCTTGCAGATTTTGAAGCAACTCTTCGAATCGTACATATTAATGACAACGGAAAACAAATCCAGTTCTATGCTCATAGAGCTAAAAAAATTGGTGCTTCAGACATTGCTTTTTCAATGGCTGATGCTTTTGCAGGTATACCAATGACATTTCATATATTGGCAGACCTGAGTAAACCAGTAGGAAAACAGTTATTTGAATGGACAGTGGAGGCCTAATTCAATGTATAAAAAAGATGAAAAATACGAGCAATCCCAGGACACTAGAAATTCTGGTGTCCTGAAATCTTGGATAGAAAGATGGGTATGGGCTTCGTATGCTAATTACGATAAAGTAGAAAGAGAATTAGTTAAAGAAAAAAAAGATTATTCTTTATTGAAACATCAGAATAAGCATAAGGGAGAGCCAGCATTAATTGTAGGTGCTGGAATTAGTTTAGAGAAGTTAATACCACTCTTGAAAGATTGGAAAGGTGTAATTTTTACATCAGAATCAATGGCAGCAACTCTCAAATATTATGGGCATCAGCCTGAATATATTTGTTTGTTTGATGGGAACCAGACGGCATGGGATATGTTTTTTCATGGACATAATTTTAAAGGTTCAACTTTAGTTACTCATCCATCAGTAGATCCTAAAGTGATTGAACTCTGGAGGGGTGAAAAGATATATTATCTTATGATGCACTTTGCCAAATTGTTTGATCATGAATCATGGAAAGACAAACCATTACCAGAAATGGAAAAGATAATAAAAGATCAACTTCTTGGTCATGACTTTTTTGAGAATATTTTACCATCAGTATATTCTATGATTGGAGCTTCTATTTTGAATGCTGGATGTGTTGTTAATAATGCAGTAGAAGTTGCAAATTTTATGGGCTATGGTCCGCTATTTTTATGTGGTCTTGATTTTGGATTCAAAGACTGGATTGACAGATATCCTAAAGTAAGTAAAGTAAAAGGTAAGTGGGTAAAGGCAGAAACAAAAATTGTTAAACATGAAGAAGAAGATGGAACTATTGTTGGGGATATTGATGTAAGCAGAGAAATTATAATGAGTGATAATGGAATTCCTACAACAGCAGAGCAAGCCGAATACAAGCTTGCATTAATGAGTGTATATAAACTGGATCGTCCGCAATTATTTGATTGCAGTGACGGTATAATAACTGAGTTACCAAAATTAGATATCAAAGAGGTGGTTGAAAAAAATGGAAAAGGATTCGAAGGGAAATACAGAACTGACGAAGAAATTGTCAAACTCTCAAACGCTTATTTCAATAGGAAATAAAGAGTTTATATTAAGAGAGATGTCAATTGGAAGAGCCAGAGAATTCGGTGTAAAGGCAATTCGTATTGTAGATGAGTTTCAGAAAAAGGAAGATAAAAAGAAACTTGCTAAAATGGAAATAGAAGCTGTCCTGAATAAGTATGGTGATCTTGCTTTTGACCGAATAACTGAAATGTTGAATTGGTTATTTTCCTATAAAGATCCGGACTACAAACCAACTGAAAGAAGATTCTTTGAGGATAATTTATCCATCAGAGAAATAACAGAAATCACAAAAGAAGTTGCCAGACAGAATCAGTTGGAGTGGCTTACTAATTTTTTTCAGGAGAACTTCAAGAAGGCTCTACAAGTGGTGAAGAGTTAGACGATGAAAACTTTGGAATATATCATAGGTTAATTATAGCGTATCCAGCATATACAGTTGAACGCATTGAAACAGAATTGTCATGGAGACAGGTGAGGTTATTAACTGATCAATGGGTAGAAGAACCTCCCCTATCTATAGTTATTGCGAGGGTTGAAAAAATGCTGGAAATGAAATTCGGATTTAATACAGTACCAATGGAATTACAAACTACTCATCAAGAAGTTATGAATGTTATTAGTCAGACAGGGATGTCAGCATGATAGTTGGAAAATTAACAGTATTATTAGGGCTGGATTCAAAAGGGTTTACTACTGGAATTAATAGTGCAACCGGAAAAACCACAGCCTTCGCAGCAGCTACCGATAAAACTTTTAAAGCTATTTCCAAAGCTGCAAAAATAGGTATGCTTGCTGTTGGTGCCGCTTTTATTAAAGGTGCGGTTGATGCAGCCAAGTTTGAAAAAGCTTTAGCTAATGTTTCAACTATGCTTGATAAAACTACAATGCCAATCATGAAGGATTTTGAAAAAGGTATTCTTGCAATGAGTGAAGCTTATGGAGAATCTACAGATGCACTTGCCAAGGGACTTTACGATATTCTTTCCGCAAGTGTTCCAGCCTCCCAAGCCCTTAAAGTTTTAGAAGTATCAGCAAAGGCAGCAAAGGCAGGATTGACGAATACCGGAGTTGCAGCAGACGCTATTACAACATTAATGAATTCATTTGGAGACGCAACCAAGGATGCAAACTACTATGCTGATATTATGTTTGCTACTGTAAAGTTTGGTAAAACTACTTTTGGGGAGCTTGCTCCTGTTATTGGTAATGTTGCAAAGTTAATGCAAGTAGCTGGTGGAACGGCTGAAGATATGGCAGGGATGCTCGCTATTATGACACGTAATGGTATTAAGACTAGAGTGGCAGTTACCAGCTTAAGAGGTGTAGTCAACGCATTGATAAAACCATCAGCAGCACTAATAGCAGAACTTGGTGGAATGACAGTCAAGGCCGATGGTTTTCGTGCTGTCATGGATAAAGTCGGATCACTCTCAGCAGTAGATCTAGCAGAATTATTTCCGAATGTCAGAGCCTTAACTGGTGTGGTTGTCGCTGCAAAAGATCTTGGTGATGAAGTAGATAAGATAACTTCTTTGATGGCAGAAGGTTCTCCAATGATGGCTGCTTTTGATAAAAATATGTCAACC